CCGGATCTACCCAAGACCGGGGGCCGGAAGAAAGGCACCCCGAACAAGGCCACCAAGACCGTGCGCGAGGCGTGGATCGAAGCCTTCGCGCTGGTCAACGAGCGCATCCCGCTTCACGAATGGGGCGCAGCCAACCCAGAGAAGTTCTACCCGCTTGCCACCAAGCTCATCCCGATTGATGTGACTAGCGGCAACCAACCGATTGCGCCATCCGCGATCCGCGTTGAGCTTGTCGCGCCAGTAAGCGATACGGAGTGACCGCGCTTTCGGTCCCCACGCCCAAGGCGTTCGGGTTCCTCTACACGCCGACGCTGGGCCACCTCCGCTACCGCGTGGCCTACGGGGGGCGTGGATCGGCCAAGTCGTGGCAATTCGCCCGCGCTCTGCTTATCCACGGTCTGTCAACGCCGCTGCGGATTCTTTGCGCCCGCGAGTATCAGGCGAGCATCCGCGACTCGGTGCATCGCGTCTTGGCCGACCAGATTGACCTGCTCGGCATTTCCGGGTTCTACACGATCCAAGAGTCGGCCATCCTCGGCGCGAACGGGACCGAGTTCCTGTTCAAGGGGTTGCGACGGGACATCGCCCAAATCAAGTCCACGGAAGGCATCGACATCTGTTGGGTCGAGGAGGCCGAGGCTGTCTCCGACCATAGCTGGCGCACCCTCGTCCCCACCATCCGCAAATCGGGGTCCGAGATCTGGGTGACGTTCAACCCCGCGCTGGAGTCCGACCCGACGTATCAGCGGTTCGTCAAGTCGCCACCCGAGCGGTCGGTCGTCCGGCTCGTCTCCTACCTTGACAACCCGTGGTTCCCGTCGGTCCTGAAGGAGGAAGCCGACGCCCTGCTCAAGGCGGACCCCGAGGCCCACGCGCACGTGTGGGGTGGCAAGCCGTGGGCGCGGTCGGACGCGCAGGTGTTGGCTGGCAAGTGGCGCGTGGCCGAGTTCACCCCCGGTGACGGCTGGCAAGGCCCGTACTTTGGCGCGGACTGGGGCTTCGCGCACGACCCCACGACCCTCGTCAAGCTCTGGCTCCACGACGGGCGGCTTTACGTCGAGTACGAGGCTGGCGGCGTCCAGCTTGACAGCGATGCAACGGCCAAGGCGTTTGACACGATCCCAGATGCTCGGGCCTATGTTATCCGAGCGGACGCGGCACGGCCCGAAACGATTGCCGAGATGAAAAAGCGCGGGTTCCGCACCGAGGCTGCGCCCAAGTGGTCCGGCTCGGTACAGGACGGCATCCAGCACCTTCGCACCTACACCGACATCGTGATTCATCCCCGGTGCCGACGGGCGATCGAGGAGGCCCGTCTCTGGCGGTACAAGACCGACCCGCGTACCGAGGAAGTCCTGCCCCACTTGGTCTCCGGCAACGATCACATCTGGGACGCCGTGCGCTACGCCTTGTCACCGCTCATCAAGAAAGGCCCGAGCGTGTTTGTCGTCTGACACGCCAACCCTTGCGCGGTTGCTTCCTTTCGCGTAGGCTTGTGGGTGGCGGGTTCCACCCATTATAGCGGGGCGCACGTTTGACACCTCCCAAGCGCAAGCCGTTTCTGGTTCGCGTGAGCGATGCGCTCCGCGTCCTCTCTGATACGACCGAACGCGGTGAGGAGACCCGCGCCATTATTCAGACCACGTACCCCAACTTCCCTGCTGGTCAGCAGCAGATGGCGTTGGTGCGGACGGCGAACCCCGGCGAGTACCGATACGACGGCGCGACCATTCGCAATCAGGGGTTTAGCCGTCACCCCGTGGTTCACGCGTGTATCCGAGCGGTGGCCGACATTGTGGCGTCGGTGCCGCTCGTTGTGTTGCAGGAGCGCGGCAACTACGAGTCCCGCGTTGGCGAGGACAACCCGTTGCAGAAGCTCCTCGACTATCCCGGCCCGCGATTCACGGCCCGTCAGTTCCGATCGCGTTTCGCCGTGGATTACCTCGGGTACGGAAACGCGTTCTTCCAGATGGATCGCACCGCGCCGGGACGTGCGCCAGTTGGTCTTCGGCCCGTCAATCCCGAGTCAATGCAACAGGTCTGGATTGACCCCGAGGGCGACCCGCGCCGGTACGACTACTCGAATTGGGCGGGTATCGTCGTGCAGGTGCCGGTGGAGGATATGCTCCATTTCCGCGACCTCGATATGCCGCGTCCGTTCCAAGCGGACGTGTTCGGGTATCCCCGTGGCGCGACGGCCATCGGGTCGATGCTTGCGGACAACGAGGCGACGCAGTACGTCCGGCAGGTCGTGACGAACGACGGCACCCCGACGTTCGCCGTCCTGATGGCTGACGAGGCGACCAGCGAGGACGCCAGCGCGATGCAGGACCGCTACCGCGCCCGCGTGGTGGATCGTGGCAAGCGCGGCACCCCGGCGTTCTTTGGCGCGGTCAAGGACATCAAGCCGCTCGGGTTCACGCTCTCGGACCTTGAGTTCCCCGACCTTCGGCGCGTGTCCCGCGAGGACATCTGCGCCGCGTTTGGCGTGGACCCGCGAATGGTCGGTATCGCCTCCGCGTCGAGTGACGGAGGGCTGTCTGGCGTCCAGTATGCCGAGGCTCGGGCGCGGCTCGTCCAGCATACGATCGAGCCGATGTTCTCCGCGTTGGAGGACGAACTGAACCATTGGCTCGCGCCCGAGTTTGGCGACGTGTGGATCACCTACGACCACGACAAGCTCCGCGACCTCGTTGAGAACGACACCGAGACCTCGACCCGCATCCGGGCCGAGTACGATATGGGCCTCCGCACGTGGGAGGAGAGTCGGTCGGCCATCAAGCTGTCGCCGCTCCCGGAGCCGACGGACAGCACCCTCAAGACCGCTGGCAAGGACTTGATTCCGGCAGCGGTGGCGGTCATCGACCCCTCCACCATCCTCGACCAGCCCCCGGCGACTGACAACGAGACGCCGATGGTCGGTGGGGACACGAACGCGCCCAAGCAAATCGCCGCCGAGTCGGTAGATGACGTGCCCGGAGAAGGGGCCACGCCGGACGTGGTGGAGCCGCCGACGCGCCGCATTGATCGCGTTCAGGTCCGTGCCTACTTCGAGGACGCACTTGACGGCGACCAGATTGAGCAGTTGGTCGAATTGCTGGAAGCCCTTGTTGAGAAGGAACTCCCGCCGCAGACGGTCAAGGCTGCGCTGTTGGCCGCGTTCCCTAACGTGGACCCCGAACTGATTGACGAGATGGTGGCGGGGCTTGAAGGCTTCGAGGTGCCCGAGGAAGAGCCGGAAGCCCCGGAGATGCCGGAGATGCCCGAGGATACCACCGAGGAGTCTCGGGCCGCTGGCGTGACGAACTTCCCGAACGATGGCGACGATAAGGCTGTCTCGCTTCGGTCATCGCAATGGGCGCAGTTCCCGGTCGATGAGGCCGAGGACTTGAAGGAGAACTGGCCCGAGATTTGGCGAAAGGGTGGCAACGTCAAGGGCAACGAGCAGTTCCGCAAGCTGGCCCCAATCGCCAAGCGTGGCGGGAAGCCGGACGGACTGGCCGAGGAGAACGCCATTCGCCTCCGCGAGGCGTGGGTTGCTCGGCACCGGGGTGACTTCCAGTTGGCCGGAGTGATTGCACAGGTCAAGTGGCTTGCCGTTGGGGATCGCGGCCTCTCGCATATGCGAAAGGTTATCCGCGAGGCCAAGGCCGCGCTGGAAACGAAGTCGGCCCGCAGCCAGCCGATAACGGGCGGCGAGATGACGCCGACGATGGACCCGCAGATTGACCCCGCGCTCGACCGCAAGCGGGCTATCTGGGAGCGGGCGATGCAGGAACTCGACCGCACCGAGCAGACCTATCGGGCGACCGCCGAGGCCCTGTTCCGCGCCGAGCGGCCCAAGATGACCAAGTCCATCGCGTCCGCTGGCGACTTCGCGACTGCCCGCGCTCGGGTGCTTGACGCCTATCGCACGGGTGGCGAGATGGATGCCGCGTGGCAGGAGTCATTTACGCCGCTGGTCGCCAAGAGCTATTCGTTCGGGGCGACCGAGGTGGCTGGCAGCGGGGCCGACTTGAAGGCCGATGTGCAGGAGTCAGGCCTGACCGAGCGGTCGGTGGCGACGGTGCGCGAGGCGATCCGTAAGCGCACGGCGCGGCTGGCCGAGCTAATCGGTGACACGACGGCCCGTGAGGTGATGGCGGTGATTGAGGCGTCCGAGCGGGCTGGCCTGACCGTGACGGAGACCTCGCGACTGGTCGGCCGTGCGGTCTATGGCGAAAAGCGGGTGACCACGCGTTCGACGGCGATTGCCCGTACCGAGTCGGCTGGTGCGCTCTCGCAGGGATCGTGGGACCAAGCGAAGGAGATGGGCGACCTCTATCGCTCGAAGGAGTGGCTGGCGTTCTCCGACGCCGAGACCCGCGAGACGCATACCGCGTGTATGGCGCAGGGACGCATCGGAATCAACGATGTGTTTACCAATGGCCTGATGTATCCGCTCGATCCGAGTGGTCCGGCTGATGAAGTCATCAACTGCCGGTGCGTGTTAGCTTACTCGGATGAGCCGGTGTAGTTCCTTTTTCACCATACCAACCCACCCAACGTATGACCTCCATCGAGTTCACGAAGGACGAAGCCACCGCCCTGCTTCAGCTGCTCGACATCGCCGTCAAGTCTGGCGGTCTCAATGTGGCCGAAGTGGTGACCGCGCTGGCGCGGAAGATTGCCCCCGCCGCGCAGACCCAGCCGGATATTGCCCCCAAGGAGTAACCAATGTCGAAGCCCGTCCGCGAGAAGCTGTGGCACCTGACCGACGCGACCCTCGAGGTTCGCGCCGAATCCGACCTGCCGCCGGGAATCGCCGGACGGGTGTCTGGGGTCGCGCTGACCTATGAGGTCGTCGATTCCTACGGCACGATGTTCTCGCGCAAGTGCGCCAAGCGGTCCATCGACGGGCGCGTGGCCGCTCGGAAGGTGCCGCTGCTGATGGATCACGAGCGGACCTCCAAGGCGCACGTCGGCGTCATTACGTCAATGACCGATGCCGGAGACGCCCTCGTGATGACCGCTGACGTGTTCGACACCGCCGAGGGTCGGGCGGCGTTGGAGTACGTCAAGGCGGTGCTTGCCTCTGGTGCCTCGACGGGGTTCTCCATCGGGTTCATCCCTCGGGCCTCCGAGATGGTGACCATCGACGGCAAGCCGGTCGAGCGGTTCACCGAGATTGAGTTGCGCGAAGTGTCAATCACCCCGATGCCCGCTGTGCCGGGGGCCGAGATTGCGTCGGCCCGGAACGAGGCATCGTCCCCTGTCGAGGAGGTCGTGGCCGAGCGCACGGACACCGACCTGCTCACGCTGGCCGCTCGCGTCGCTTTGGATGCGCTTTCCGAAGCCGATCGCCACGCGGTGTTGTCCCGCTACCTGCCCGAGACGCGCTCCGAGACGGCTACCCCGGTCGCCCCTGTGGTCACCGAGACGCCCACCTCGACTGCGTCCACGGTTCGGTATGCCACGTTGGAGGAACGCGCCACGGCGGTGCGTTCGACCTTTACTCTCTGAAACAAGGAATACAAACAATGAAGTCCCCGCTGGTTTCCAAGAATCGCGCCGCGAACGAGCTTCGCGAGCAGGCGCACAAGCTCCGTGGCGAGCTGATGGACCCCTCGATGCAGTTCTCTGCCGAGGAAGTGGAGAAGCGTACGGCTGACATCCGCGCCCTTGAGATGCGGGCCGCTGCCGCCGCCGAGTTTACCGGCGACGCCGAGATCGCCCGTCAGGGTGGCGATGAGGGCCTCGTCCGCGTGGACGCTGGTGCCGATCGCGGCGAGTTTGCCGGGATGAAGGACGCGCAGGACGAGGTGCGGAAGGAGCTTGCCAAGGGCTTCAAGAACGTCGGTGCGTTCATCCGCGCCGTCGCCAAGGGTCCGGCCAACCAGAAGGAGGCCGATACCCTCCGTCGCGTTGACCTGATGACCCGCACCATCACCGGCTCGACCAACGGCGGCGAGTACCTGCTCCCGCTGACGCAGGTGCCGGAGATCTTCTCGACCTCGAACATTCAGCCGGGCCTGTTCCAGTACGCCCGCCGCTACAACGTTCCGGGCCGGTCGCTCCGCATCCCGTACCTCATTCAGGACGAGGGCACCACGGTCCTCAACCGCCCGATGGCCGGTAAGATTGCCAACGTGACCATCGTGGGCGAGGGCGAGACCAAGCCCAGCCGTGAGCCGTCGTTCGGCCAGCGCGTCCTCACGATGTACAAGTACGCCGCCATCACGGAGTTCGGTGACGAGCTTCTGGGCGACGACTTCACCGGCGAGCTTCCGTCCGAGGTCACCTCGGCGGTGGGCGGGCAGGTGGTCAATAAGATCAACGAAGACATCACTATTGACGGCACGGGGTCGTCCCAGCCGCTCGGCGCGTTCAACACGAACAACGGTGCGCTTATCAAGGTGCCCCGCGCCACGGCCTCGACGTTCACCGCTGCGGATGCGTTCAAGATGTACGAGTCGCATACGCACGGCCCGAACTCGGTCTGGATGATCAGCCGCAAGGTGCTGGCCCAGCTGTTCGCGATGCAGACCACGAATAACACGATGGTGACCTTCCTCCCGAACCTTCGGGACAAGGCCCCGGCGACCCTTCTCGGTCTCCCGGTCATCGTGTCCGACCTGCTTCCCGCGCTCGGCACCGAGGGCGATGTGGCCCTTGTCAACGGCGACTTCTACGCGATGGGCCTCCGTCAGGCCCTCACGGTCGAGTCGTCGATTCACTACAAGTTCGTCAACGACATCACCACGTACCGCTTCGTGGCTCGCGCCGGTGGCATCCCGCTCCCGACCAGCACGTACGCGTACAAGGTTGATGGTTCGGGCAACAAGGTGAACCCGCACTCGCCGTTCGTGGTGCTGGATGAGCCGGCGGCGTAAGCCTGCTGGTGAGGGTGAGGTCGTGGGGGGGACGCCCCCCACGGCTTCGTCCGTCCCGGTCACGCTGATTGCCAACTGCTACATCGGTGGCGTTCGGCGGTTTACCGGGGACGTGGTGGAAGTCGAGGCTGGGTTGGTGCCAGTCTTGAAACACAAGCGTGTGATTGACGATCCTGACAACCCGCTGCCCTCGGAGTTCGCGTGGCTCTCCCGACCGTAACCGACCTCAAGAGTTACCTCCGCATTGAGTCGAACGCGGAGAACACGCTCCTCGCCGCCCTGCTTGCTCGGGCACAGGCGCAGGTGGAGTTGTGGATTGACTGCCCCATCACGGCAGTCTCGCAGACCTACATTGACCAATGCGACAACGACGCGGATCATCCCGTCGTGTCGATGGTGTTTCCCCGTCGCCCAATCACCAACGTCAGCATTGTGGACGTGGACGGGGTGACGGTTTCGACGGACGAATATTGGGTGATGGAGTCCACCGGGGTGATTTACTCC